CAACTTTTAAATCTTTAAACGATTTCATTATATACCAGTTGACGCTACTACTGTGTAGGTTCCGTTTGTTACATTTGCTAGTATAAATTGGTCAGGATCTTTATTAATTACTGTTACTGACCCCGCGGGCAAAGTAATAGAACCTTGAACTGTTCCGGCGCTTCCTCCTTCTTCTCCATCGCTCTGAACTACGGAAATAATAGAAATAGCTGAACAATAAACAGCAACGGATGTTGCTTTGCCCAAACTTAATTCCGTGGCAGTCGTTGCAGTTTTTGCTGCTAATAGTTTCATTGTGTCTCCGTTGTTTGTGCTTCTACTTCTGGTTGAGGTTCAGATTGTACCTCTACTTCTGCAGGTATTTCTTGTTTATCTTGAAACATTTGGCTAGAAACCTCTTGTTTTCTTGATGCTAAAGAACTTATTACTTTGTCAGCTATTATCGAATTGAACGCATCATCTACTTTTATTGGTTGTGCGCTCATTGCAAAATCTACAATGTCCACAGCTTTAAATTCTTTTTGTACTGGTTGTTCTGCCATTTTATCTCCAAAAAATTATCTATTAATATTTATAAACATTATTAATAACTGCTGTCATCAACAGTCATATCACCGTCAAACTCACCTTCTTTTTTCTCCTTCTCAATTTGTTCATCTTGGTCTTTTATATCTTGTTCTGTTTGTCTTAAAATATTTTTTCTAAAAAAATCTCTAGAATAATAATTTCCGACATATTCTTCCATATTTCTAGCAAGGTCAACTCTTTGAGTCAATGTCTCTTGTTGTTTGAATTCAGTATAATAATGGTCTTTCTCAAACTTGTAATGAACTCTGTCTTTTATCTGAGACCATTCTTCAGAAGTTATTATGTTCTTCAGTATCAATTGTTTTTCTAGTATCTCACCGAAAAGCATTGAAAATCTTGTTTGTAACTTACCAATAAACTTACTGAAAAGAAGTTCATCTCTAGTAATCTCACTTTCTCTTCCTAAAGAGAAACCAGAGTCAGCTTCTAATCGAGATACAGGAACGTGCATTGATTTGTACATTTTCTTCTGAAAATATTCCACATCTTCCAATTGACCTAAGTTCTCTCCGCCGGGAAGTGTAGTAATCTCTGTTCCTCTACCACCTTCTCTTCGTGGTAACCAGTAATCTTCCAACATTGATTGGTGTCTTCGATCATCTTTGACTTCACCAGTAGTAGAATCATATACCAAACGATTCTTGTAACGAGTCATGATGTCACGAATATATTGTTCTGCTTTTAATTTGGGTAGGTTACCAACATCAATATAGAAAATTCTACGTTCTGGTGCTCTTGAGATACGATAGATAACAATCGCATCTTCGACCATTCGTAGTTGATTGAGTGGTTTGATTGCCTTGTGAAGATAGGATAATACACCAGTTTTTGTAGGATTGAGTAATCCAGAAGTGGCGTATGCGATACTATCACCCGAAATGATTATTCCATCGGATGTTCTATTCCCCAATCCAGCTTCGTTGTAGTTGAACATTTGTTCAAGAGTAACTTCTTTTTTCTTTGGATCAGCAGTATCTTTTTGTTTTATCTGTTTTATTTTTTTAATCTTTGTAGCATCAAGACTTCTAAGTTCAACAATTCCAAGATGTGGATTGTTCTCATCAATCATAATGTGGTAATATAACTTTCCTTCTACATACCATCTACGAAAAATATCGTAACCAAAATTATTAAAATTCAACAAATCTAAGACTGTGCTGAATTCGTTGGTTACTTTTTTCTTTATTCCATCTGATAAATTTGTTCTGTCGAGAATGATATCAACTGGATTTCGTGAATCATCTATTACGATTGATTCATTGATGATATTGTCTATTGCTATTTCACAATCAGAAGTTTGAGCCATTTCACGATATTTTAGGATTAGTTCAATTTCAGTTTTATATTGACCATCCAAATCCAGAGAAGTGCCGTATGCACCAGCTCCAGATATCATCATAGAACCATCGTCATTTTCCGGCATAGTAAATGCTGGAACAAGTGCGTCTGGTGCTCCTTGACTCTTTCTCTCAATTTTGAAACCAAAAATTTCAAAAGCCATAATTTATTCTCCTATTGTTATTATTCATTATTCAGCTACCCACGAATCATATGCCCAACCACAAGTATACGTTTCTATTGCACTAGACTCCCAACTAAGAGCAATGCTGGATAATGTAGTTGGAAATATTCCTATAAATTTATATTTCCTTAAACTACTTCCATCCTTACTATACTGAGTAACAGTTGCGGTTGATTTATAAACAGCATTAGTACCTTCTTTGCCCGTAGTTGTTCCGACCATACCTGTATCTCTAGTATTTAGGTCAGGTTTTGAGATACGATTTATCCATTCTTCAAGGTCTTTTCGTATAATAAAATCTTCATCGTTGATAATTGTAGTTTCCCACGCATCAAAAGTTCTATCGGATGCAACTTTGAGTGCTTTTCCGTGATAAAATATATCGTATGTTCCAAGTGTGGATGCGGGAATTGAAGCGGATGAAACTAAAAATTCCATTTTAGATTGTGCGGAAGTATTTGTAGTAACTACTCTATTTTGGTTAGGAGGCCCACCAGTGGTGGTAGTGGTTGCAGGAGATTGTGATAATGCTGTAGGAAATGAAACATTAACATTAAAAAGGGATGATCGAGCACCACCCCCTGTTAAATTTGATTTGAATTCTGAAAGTGCGAAGGCCATTCATTTATCTATTTCTATACTGCTTCTGCGTTATGTGTCCAAGTATCAAAACACCATTCGACAGCGTACTCCATAAATCCATCGGTGCTCCAATCTACTGCCATTTCAGCAATAGAAGTTGGCCATATATTGTTTATAGTGTAACTTTCTCCATTTTCACCATCTTTATTAATCTGAGTAACTGTACCAACTCCTTCATTATATGATTTATTATTAACATATGCACCATGAGTTTTAGTTCTTGCACCGTCCAATTGACCTGAGATTTGACGCATCCATTCGTGAATTCTATTTCTTATTGCAAAATCTTCGTCATTGATAATAGTAGTTGACCAGTTTGCATACGTTCTAAATCCAGCATATTTGATTGGCCTTCCCCCATAAGTTAAGGGTGCAGCAGCAATCGTTGAAGCTGGAATAGATGTTGCTTTAACCAAAATTTCTTCGTCCAGTTTGACTGAAAGAGATGTGTCAGGTGTATTTTTAATCGACACTTTAAATAAATTAGGTCTAGCCGCTCCACCGCCATTAGCCAGATTTGATTTAAATGTAGATATTAGGGGTAATGCCATTATGATCCTTCTTGTGTTCCGTTTGTGGTAGTTATACTTCCAGATTTCATGGTATAATAATCATATTCCCATGTAACAGCAAAATTTTCCATATCACCAACAGTATCGTAACTTAACTCTATTGCTGCAACTTCGGTTGGCCAACAATCTCTAAACTGAAATGTCATACCTTTTGTACCGTCTTTACCATAATGAGTCAAGTCAACTTGACCACTATATGTTGAAGGTACACCAGATACTCCTAAATTGGATTCTGGGCCATTTATTATATCAGTCCAATCTTCTAGAGCTCTTCTAATATCAAATTTTTCATTATTATAAAAAGTTGTCGATAATGTTCCAAACGTCATCTCGCCAGGAAGTTTGACTGTTCTACCAAAAAATTGTTTTTCTATCGGTGTAATAGTCAAGCCAGGTATTGCAGAAGTAAAACACTTATTTGAGTGGTCTGCTGGTATACTAACTCCTGTAGGTGATGTAACTATCGATACATTAAATAAACTGGGCCGAGCTCCGCCCTGTTTAAGTTTCCCTTTAAAATCCGATATTGCTCCATATGCCATTTAATTTCTCCTAATCTAGTTATTATTATTTATATCAAAAGTATTAAACAGCACCAACGACTTCGGAAAATTCTACACCACTACGAACAGCAACAAAGTTGAGTTGTATGAAGTTGATAGAACGTGAAGGTTTGATGAAAATGTCTCCCCTAAAACCATTACTGTCAACAACTTGTGGAGTATTATTAGAAGCGTCACAGATAACTCTAAAGTCCTGTATTCCACCTCTACCTTGAATATCTCTCAAGAAGGGTTCAACCATTGCAACAAACTGTGAACGTGTGAACTCATCGTTGAACTCAAACAACTGGAATCTCGCAGCATTTGCAATTGCTTTTTCCAGTAGAATGAATAGTCGTCTTACGTTGATTCTATCAAACGCAGATGGTTTTGTCAACTGTGTCTTATCTCCATAAAGGATTGTTCCTTCGCCCGGAAATGAAACAACAGGATTGACTTGTGACTGATACAACTTATCACGTTCCGCTTTCTTAGGATTGAAAGGAAGATTTACAACTCCTTTAATCTGACCTCTGGTAAATCCAGCTGGGGAAAAGAACGGATCACGAATTTGATCTGTTTGAGCACAAGTTCCAGCGATGTCACCATTCAATGGAACATAACGAAATTTATCGTTATGTTTATCGAACTGATACTTGTATCCAGAATCCATAACTGCATAAGAGGAATTCTTATTGACTGTCTCTCTATAATCAATTATGTTATCGGTAGCAGTTGAAGAACTGGTTACACCAACAACATCTGCTTTTTCTGGTGAAAAGAAAGCAATACAATCTTTTCTGTATTCAGCAATGTTATCAATAACGTGTCGAACAACTGTTGAACCGTGATTTGCTGTTAGGAAGAGTGAAACATCAACATCTTCTGCACCTTTCATTAGGTCATATGCACGGATGGTATCAGCATCAGATGGCCCTGTTCCGTTAATTCCACCGTTAAAACTAAGTGTCAAAGGAAGTGATTGATTTTCAAAAGAATCAGAAGTTTGAGTACCTGAAGCATCAGCGGTTGCACCCCAAGCACGAAATGTTGCAGTTCCATCAGTAACTAAAGTTCCGTTACCAGCAGTATCATTACCAGCAACTGCAGAAGCAGTAGTTCCGTGACCACCCATTGTTGGATGATCTAACCACCAAACATATGTGGAATTTTTGTTGATATAATTTTTGTAAAAAATATCTTCTCCCCCATCATCTTTTGCAGCACTTGCGACTGACATATTAGCGTGTGCTTCTAGAACTTCACCTTTTGTTCCTGACCAATCACCATTTTCATCGATGATAGCAACATGGATTTCATCCTGAGACATATCCTTGTCGTCAGCAAAAGTAGAAGTTGTTGGAGCACCTTCACTAAATGCACCAGCATATTCCCATTCTCTTGCTATTGCAGCAGTAGCGTTAGTGGCATTGAATTTTGTAGAAGTTCCTATAACCGTATTTGATGTGATAGATGCAACTCTGTGGGATTCTCCACCTATGGTAATCGTATCACCAACAACAAACTGTTTATCGAACAACGTTCCTGTTCCTGTTACTACTGTCGTATCGAGAGTAGTTACCGCTGTTCCTTTTATGTAAGTAGAAGAAGTTGAGAACGCAGAACGTTTTATTCTTGTTGCAGTTGTTGCAGTTACGTTTGCATCATCTCCGGCATCCGTTGAGAAAGCCGTAGCAC